TTGGTTTTCCAGATGAAACAAGAGAATGGAAACTAGAGTATAGTAAAGAAGATAAGAAGAAACTAAAAGAACCTAAAGAAATAATTAAGCAACCATTTACTTGTATTAAATGCGACCATGTTTACAAACCTAGTAAAGAAAACCCTGAATGTCCTAACTGTAGTTTTGTTCCAACAAAGAAAGAAGTACAATTATTAATTAAGCAAGGTAGATTACAAGAAGTAAAGAAACCAAAAGAGAATATTAAAACAGAAGATAAGAAAAGTTTTTATGCCCAACTATTGTTTATTGCTAGACAAAAAGGGTATAAAGAGGGTTGGGCAAGTCATACTTTTAGAGAAAAATACAAACATTTTCCCCATTCTAAAATGGTCTTGCCTACACCACCAACACCAGAAGTTTTTAACTTTCTGAAACATTTACAAATAAAAAAAGCAAAAGGAGTAAGATTATGAAAGAATGTGAAGAATGTAAATGCAATTCTACAACTACATCTGATAATGAATTTAACAAAAACTTATGTGATGATTGTTATACAGAATACAGAGCAACCATACAAGATATGTTTAAATTAAAAGATTTATATGATGTTGATAATTTATTAAGGAGAGTAATTAATGAGTGAACCTACTACACAGGATTATATATGGGCAAGTAGCCATTTTTTAACTGAACAATTACCACCAGACTATGAAGAATGGGATGAAGAAAAACTTGATAGGTTTCTTACAGATAATGCTTGGGAATTTTTTGAATATTGTGAACCAAGTTTTATATGGGAACAAATAGATTCTTTAGCATGGAGTGTTAGAAAATATATGGGAGATAAAAATGAGTGAACAAGAATTAGAAAAACGAATGGAAGAAATTAGGCAGATTGGTAATGACTATGCTACTGCTAAAGCTAACCTAAACTATCTTGAACATTACAGAAAGATAAGACTAGCACAAATGATGAAACAGAAAATGGCTAGTTGTAATAATATGTCAGTAGCAAAAGCTGATTTAGAATCAAGAGCAGAAGAAGAATATATAAAATTGTGTCAAGATTTAAAAAATGCAGTAGAACAAGAATCAAAACTTGCTTGGTCTAAAAAAATGGTGGAGTTAAAATTTGAGTTTTGGAAGACCAACCAAATATCAGCTATGAGTGAGCGAAAAAAGTATGGGTAAAAAGAAACCAACACTTAAAGAACAAAAACACATGGAAAGAGTTGCAAGTATAGGTTGCATAGTTTGTAGAAAATTAGGTTTTTATGATACACCTGCTGAAATTCACCACATAAGAAACAAAACTGGTATGGGAAAAAGGTCAAATCACTATCTCACAATCCCCCTCTGTGCACATCACCACCGAAATTCTAATGAAAGTTATCATCATTCACCCAAGAAATTTGAAAATCGTTTTGGTAGCCAATTAAAGCTACTACAAGAAGTGTTAGATATTTTAGGTAGTTTGAGTCGTTAAGGATGTTTAATCTTTCTCTGTGTTGCTCTTATAGATCTGATTATCATAGCCACCGAGATTAAATTGTCTTTCAGTTTCTTTTGGGGTTTTTATTTGTTCATCAGCAACTTCTTGCATAGTTTTTTCCCAACATTGTCCACAAACTTGTCCATAACGAAAACCAATAGCATACATATTATGTTTTTCCATGTCGAAATACGATTTACACCGATCACATACTAAACTTCTATCCTTATTTGATTTTTTGTTCATTTTCAATATAATTTAATATGCTATGTAAATCACTTAATACTTCTTCCATACAATCACATTCAGTATAAGTATTCTCCCAATGCATAACAACTTTTTTTAATTGCAATTCTATTTCATCAACCATGTTATCATCTTTTGGCATGGGATCAAGATTATCTATTTCATATTTCTTCATCATAATCCTCTATTATTTGTTCTAATGTATCATAACCCATTCTATAGCCCAATGATGTAATTTTAGATGCTAAAGTTATTTCACATTTATCTGATTGATTTGCTAATGCTTGGTTATATTCTTCTATAAGTTTTTTTAATTCTTGGTTCATAAATCAATTTTCCTTAATTCTTTATGAACATACTCTTTGTCATCATCATATAAAGAGTCAAAAACATTCATAAAAATATCGTATGCTTTTTTATATCGTTTTAATTCGTTTTTTGTTTTTTTTAATTCTAATTCACTCATGATGTTATCCATAATAATAATATTTGTATTAATAAAATGCTTACAAAAAATAATGCTAGTATTTTAATTATATTCATCATTACCTTTATAATTTTGTTATTGTTAAAGAATGCCTATATTCAGGTTCAGTATTAGCATCTATAAACTTTGTTTGTATTTTTAAGTCATACTTTTCTAATAAAGTGTTAATAATTTTTATTTCCTCTTTAAATCTTTCAGAATCATAACTATCATTAAAACCTATTTCTATTAATTGCTCTATATTAGTAAGATTAATAAAATTATATGTTTTCATTATTCTGTATCACATGGTTTATCAACATATTGAATATCGTAATTATAATTAGGTATTACATCAACAATAGCTGATTTATCTTTTACAATAGTAATTGGTTTAATGATTTGTTTTTGCACTTCACTAATTTCATTTACTACATTAAATAATTTATCTTCTAACTTGGAATCTATATTTAAACTATTTAAGTCATCTATAATTTTATCTAATCGTTTAATTATGCTTATCATTTTGCACCCTTATAGTTAATTGCATTTTCTAATCTTTCGTTAATAACATCATTTAAATGTTCTTGTAAATCAATTAACTGTTCATAAGTCCAAATATCCCTAATTAAATATTTAGTCCTCATTGTGGCTTTTTCGTATAGCTTTACTTCTACCAATGAATTGTAATTAAATTGCTTATGTAGTTTTTCATTGTATTCAAAACCATTACCAATTTCTTCTTTAGTTTTATAATGTTTCATTTTGCACCCCTTATTTTGTTGCTTTGTTTTTATTCATAATAGTTAACTTACATTAATTATAACAGCTTTGCAAATACTTTTTTATTTTTATGCAAAAAAAACCCCCACTAAAATTAATTAGTAGGGGTTAAGGAAGGAACTTTTATATATTATTTTTGTTTTTGTTCTTCAATATGAAAAGTATTATATAAAGACCAAAAACTATTATTTAATTCCCTTATTTGTGATAAGTCAAGATCTTGAACTTCATTAATAGAACAAGTTACATCTTGTAAGTTATCAAATACTTTTTGTATAGTGTCTATCATTTTTGGAGTTAAACGATTTCCACATTTTTTTGTATTAATTTTTCTTACTGTATAATCAGACATTATTCCCCCTTTTCTATTTTTATATTTTTACTTCCACAATTTACACAAACTTCACTCATTTTTGAAAGTTCATACCAACTATAGTTTTTTTCATTGTCAAATTCTTTTAACAATATACCTTCATCACAACCACAATCTAAACACTTCATTATTCCCCCTTTACTGAATTTTTAACCATTAATAATATATTATATAAAAAGGTTGTTGAACTTATTATATATATAAAAAATATTCCTATTAATTGTCTATCAGTTAGCAATTCAGATTTATATTGAAGTAATAAAAAAAGTAATAAAGATAGTATTCCAGTTAAAAATACTATGATTGATTGTTTATATAATTTATTCATTATGCCACCTTTAATTTATTGTTTTTAAAATAATCACTCATAGCAGTATAACCAATTATATAAACATACATATTGACAACTTGTTCAGGTTGTGAAAAATCAGTAAAAACTTCTCCAAAATTGTCGTTTTCATATTCTTTAATAATATTTATTATATTGAATGCTTCATCAGATAACCATTTTTTAGCCTCGTAAGTGCCTATAATATAATAATCTTCATTAAATGCTTGGTGATGTATATCATTGAAATCAGTTTCATTTAAATAGTCTTTATTATAATGTAACTGTTCTTTAATAAAATCTTCAAAATGTGAATAGATCTCATCATATTTATAATAATTATTTATCATTATTTACCCCTTTATATTAAGATTAATATTATTAACATAAGTATATTATTAACTTTGCTTAACCCACTTGTCAACTATAAAATTACTTTATATAATGAAGTAATAATAAAATATTATGTAAACCATTGATAATAAAAGGAAAATGTTAACAGAAAAACAACAAAAATTTATTAATTCACTATATGAATTTGGTATGAAAAATGGGGTTAAAGCAGTTGAGATAGCTTATCCAGAATGTAAGAAAGAGAATAGAAGCCAGATGTTATATGATCTCTTGAGGAAGCCTCATATTAAAAGAGCCATTGAAGAAAAAAATTATACAGAACTTGAAGACGGAATACCCCTTGCAATAACTAAATTAAAAGAGTTAGCAACAAATAAAAAGGGGAGTATTCCACCATCCGTAGTTCTTTCTGCCTGTAATAGTATTTTAGATCGCAATTCTATAAGTGGGGTCGCAAGGTCTGAAGTTATTAACAAGATAGAGTCATTATCAGAAACCCAACTACAAGAAGAATTAACAAGCATCCTAAATCAATTAGGTATCAATAAAGAATCAATAACACATTAGATAGATCATACTATATATAATAGTACAATAACACTAACATACTATCTATTTATCTTGTGAGAACTAAAATAATGGATCTCTTCCCTCACTCACTCCCCTATGGTCAAATTTAATTAAAAATGGCTACAATGCACAGAAATAAAGGGTTTCAGGCAAAAAAAATACCCCCCATACCCCCAAAATGCCGAGTTGTTGCTATATATATGGATTCTTGTACACAGCGAAGGGAATATTTAGATATTAACTTTTGTTAACTACTTGTACATAGGTTAACTATGTGGTACATATAGGTATGAGTGATAAGGCATGGAAGCAAAGAGAACGGCAGGTAGCGACTTATTTTGGTGGTCAGAGGACACCTTTGAGTGGTGGTAATGGCAAGATCACGAGGGCAGATGTAATTCATGATAAT